CGTCCGCATGGACAGGATGTCGTAGGAGTTGGTTTCGTCTGGGTTCAAGGTCGTGTCCACTGGGACCACGGCCACGCATCCCTCGTCCATCATAGACATATACACATCCTGGCTGAATGCCCGGCCCGTTTGGTCCAGATTGGCCTCCAGGGTCAGGCAATTATTCAGCCCCGTGTCCATCTCGGAGAGAAAGCGGCCGTCTTCATCCAGGCGAACATGCCGCAGAACGCAGGCCGCCGCGTCCATGGCGATGCGGTTATAGACCGAGGTGACGATGGAACGCTCATTCCCCCGGCTGAAACGGGGCCTGTCTGGGCGATAGGAATGGCTCGGTCCCATCAGCCTGTATCCTCCGTATGGGTCTCGGTTAAAGAACGCGTTCCATGCGTGCTTCAACCGGGAACCGAATGCAATCTCCATTCAGACGCTCGCCTCCTTCCTGTTTTTGGGTATGAAAAGTCCACAGACTTCGGATGAAATCTGTGGCTGCTGTGTTTATTCAAATGCTTCACGATTTGCCTTGTAGGCGATGTATGCGTCCATCATGGCCGCAACGGCGTCAATCTTCTGCTCATACCGCTTCTTCAGCAGTTTTCGGTTGCCATTGGTGTCCTCCAGCGTGATGCAGTTCCCCATGGCATAGGTCATCAGATGCTCGTCGAACAAAAGCATCCGGTCTTCAGACATCTTCTTCAGTTCGCCCAGAGGGACCGACTCCGTCTTGGAGCCCTGAATGACCTTCTCAATGCCGAAGGGGCCATTTTCGTTGGCCCACCGCTCAATGAACTGCTGTGCGTTATACGGGTCATAGCCTACGCACCGCACATCATAGCCCTTATCGGTGATATGGTTGTCCAGATCCTCGTAGACCAGCATCAGGTCCAGTACCGTCCCCTCCAGAACGATCAGGCTCCCTTCCTCCATGAACTGGTCATACTTGACCCGCATGGCGGCGGGGAGCTTATTCAATGTGCGGGAGCTGATGTAGTTTCGGGTCTTCACGCCAAAGCTTCCATCCCGCAGCGGGAACAGGAAGGTGAAAGAGCAGAAGTCGTCCCCTTGAGACAGGTCGATGCCCATGGCGCAAGGCATGTTCCAGAACTCCCGTTTCCGATGGGGAAGGGTTTCCTCATAGGTGAAGTAATAGGTGTAGCCCTCCATGGGAAGGCCGAACCGCTTGGCCAGGATGTCGTTTCGCGCCGCAGGGGCATTCTCTGCCCGCTCCACATCCAGCTGGTAGGTCTCATAAGTGACGGTCTTTCCCAGGTTCGGGTTGGCCTTCATCCACATCTCCGGATAACCCACCTCGTCAACCGAGTCCAGTTTGTACCACCAGATAGACACATGGGGGTTGAAGTAATCCCCCTTGAGGATGTTCATAAGCTCCATTTTGATGGTGTCGCCCGCCCCGTTTCGGACGGTGCCCTCGGAACTGGTAGCGATAATGAGATAGTCGTCCACCTTGGACGCGCCCTGCTCAATAGCGCCGATGACATCCTCCCGAATGTCGCCGGAGAGCCATTCATCCACAGTGGCGATCTTACACCGCAGCCCCTGGAGCTTGTTGATGGACATGGGCCGGATCTCGATAAGGGAACCGGTGAGAAAGTTCTCAATGCCTTTCTTGGTGGAGGCCAGCTTGACCCGTCCCGCCCTTGAACCGGTAGTATTTTGGAGGGAGCCTTCCGTCAGAAATTTGAACAGCGGCCCCCGCGCTCTGGTGATGGCGGTCCGGATAGGCGATACCACCTCCTCGGCCAGCTTCATGGTCGGCGCGGTGGTGATCTGATGGGTGGTGGTGGCATCCACATTCTCAAAGAAGGACTGGATGCAGGCATCGTACAGCGACTTGGCTGCGCCGCGCCCGACAATCAGATACTGCTTGTTGATCAGGCGCTTCTTGATCATCTTCTTGACATAGCGGCCGCCGTGACCGTCCTTGTTGGGCCGGTAGACGGTACGCTCCACAAAGTAATACCAGCCGAACACCTGCTCGCCCCAGAGCTTGAAGCTGTCCAATAAATGCAAATCGGAGCCGTCCGTCAAGGTCAGCTCCGCTTCGCAGTATTTGATCCAGCCCTCCACAGCCTGGTCATCGTAATAGACGCCCGGGTTGGCGATCAGGTCATCAATCCGGTTCATCTCCATGGAGACTTCCTTGCACACCGGGATCTCGCCCCGAATTACGGCATCACGAAACATGCCGTAGTATTTGGGAACGGCAGTGTTTGATAATGCCATAGCGCTTCTCTCCTTACTTCTTGCGGGCGAGACCCTCTATGATTTTCTTGATCTTGTCCGCATTGTTGTAGAGAGTGATCGCGGTCGTGGTGGCCGTTGCCGCGGCGGTGGCTACCTTCATGCTCTTAGATACGAAGGCCTTGCCTCTGCTCACATCGGTCCCAGACAGTTTGCTGTACTGCTGTTCCATTTGCAAACGGTTCAGCCGGCTACGCAGCTCTGCGTCGCTCATGGTCTTCACGCTTTTGCTGCTATGAGCCTTCTTGTAATCGTCATGCTCCTGCTCGCCTTTCTCAGCATAGCGCTTCTTACCCTTCGCCGTATAAGAGCCGTCCTTGTTCTGGAATCTCCGGACGCCCCATCGCATCCCCTTGATCCCATAGTGGTAGAGTTCATTATGTTCCATTTTGAAGGTCCTCCTCTCCTGCGTGATTGTTCTGCTGGTCGGCCTCCACATAGAGCCGCCACTCAAGCTCTTTGATCTGCTGATTGATAGACTCAATGGCGGCGGAACTGAGTGGTGGGTCGAAAATGAGTTTAACCTTCAAATGCACATAAGTGCGCACAAAAGAAAAAGCCGCCGGATTTCCGCCGAGAAAGTCCTTCCACTCTTGGTCTTCATCCGTGATGGCAAAACCTTCGGCGGGGCCGACTCCCATCTGCCGTAAGATGGAAAACACGGAGTTGATGTGCATGATCAGGTCGGGGTCGAAATGGGTATAGCTCTCCTCGATGCCCAGCAGCTTCTTGATGGAGGTCAGGATACTTTCTGTCATATCCATGTGGCATCCTCCTTACGGCAGAAATTTGAGATACTTCTTCATGCAGTAGCCGTCTGTTTCATCGGAGGTCCGGACATGCCAGAAGTCCTCCGTGGACCCGTCCACATCCACCTGCACCTTCGTGGAGGCCGGAAGCTCCTTCAGCACAGAGGCATCCAGGTTTGCCGCCTCTCGCAAATTCAGCCTGACGCAGCCGGTCACGATTGCGAAAACAGGCTGGATATCGTGAACCGGCGTTTTCACTTCCGAAACCACGGCATCATCTACCGGCTTCACTGCCGCTCGGTTTCCGCGATTTTTGGAATCGGTTTGCATAGTGTTGCTCCTCCTTTTTCTGTAATAGCATTCAGTTCCCGTATGGCCTCCTCCATGGTGTCTGCGGAAAACTGAAACCGGCCATGAGAAAAGACTTCAACATGTCCTCGCACCCACCGAAACTCATACATAGGCGCCCTCCTTATCGCCGCCATGGGCAGGTGTCATTTCTGCTCCGTTCAGCGGGCGTGAGCATCAGCAGCGTTTCATCTCCATAGTGGATCGCTTGGTGGGTGCTGTGAATTGTTGTGATCAGGAATTCCGGATTGAGAAGGAGTTCGCTCCGCTCCCGGATATCCTTTACTGTAATGGGGTTCATGTGGTGGATCAGCACCCGGCCATGAATCTCCCGCCCCTCAATGCCGAGGTCGCATCCGTTATCCCGAATGATAACTTGGTTGCGGGCCTCTTTCCATTCCGGAGAGCGGTAGAATAGCTGGTTCAGATAGCGGTCAAATCCAAAAGTTTCCTCGCCTACCGCTCCTGAAAGCCGGAGATACCGATATCGTTCCTCAAAAGTTTCAAGCTGGATAAGTTCGGAATAGGTTCTAATCCTCGTCATCATCCGCTTCACTTTCTCCTCTGTACTCCCGCATGGCGGCCATGGCGTCAAGATAGACCTTCTCCATATCCTTTTGAGACTTGATCGACTCGGCTTTTGCTTCAGCCAGATCCACCTGCTTGGACAGAAGTTCTTTCTCAATCTGCGCTTTGGTGGAGCCAAGCTTCAGGAAATGCGTAATGACCTGAGAAGAGGCGGTTCCTTCGATTAACTGTTTTTCCGCCAGATCCACAGCCAGCGAGATCATCTGGTTCTCCCGCGCTTCCGGCGAGAGAGCCGGCCGGATTTTTCTTCCAGAAGAATTGGTTATCCTTGCTTTAGGCAAAGAAATCGCCTCCTTTCTCCGAGTATTTCCATAGATTTGATAGGGTTTGAGCAGCATTTGAAAGAACTCACAAAGCCGGCCCGCTCATAGTAAGGCCGAAAGGAGAAAGACATCTTGGAAAAAATGGAGGAAAAGAGCCCACAAAGCCGAAACCGACCTTGTGAGCTCCTGCAAATGCTGCTCCGCGCCCAAAAACATTTTTCAAAAATATCCGCCGGGGCTTTTTTGAGGACCACCGCGATGCAGGAGGGGGTATCATTTTTCAGACCCCCCCCCTATGTTTGACGGGGACGCCAAAAATCGCGGGCAGTCCATAGTGGATCACCATCAATCAGAAACAATTTAGCTAACTTTTTCTGTTTCTGACTGCTTGACCTTCTTATAGATGCCGAGAACATCGTATTTAATGATGTCGTTAATAGCTCGCTCAATTTCTTTGTCATTTTCTTCTTCCGAAAGCCGATCAGAAGTGCGAGCAATTCGAGCTAAGTAGGCGCAAGAATGATAACCTTTTCCTTCATCAAAGTGATACCAAGCCTCGTACTGGGTAAAAGGGTCGTATGGGTTGTCATGAGTTGTCAACATACACTTTGCCATCTGCTCTCACTCCTTTCATTCATTCAAATACTTCGACACAACAGAAGTAGAAATGCCCAAAGCCTGAGCAATCTCAGCATTTGTGTTGCCGGAATTGGCCATTGCTTTAATCCTGTTGATACGAGCAGTCGACAGTTGCGTACTGGTTCTTGGCGTTGCTCTTTCTCTGACGGTGTCAGGATCTGCGTAACGGAGAATCTGGGTTAAAAACGTATCCGAAACTGCTCCAGCTTGAATAGCTTCCCATTCACCATCTGTAATAGTGATACGAGCCCGCTTTCCGCTTGCTCCAGTCATTGTTCTGGCATCGCTGATTGCAGCTCTCCGAATTTTGGAAATCTCATCCTTGTCAGTGATGTTGTTATCCTGAACTTTGGCCTTTACCTTAGAGTTTGCGATACGCTGAGCCTCTCTTTCACGAGGCGCGTTCATGGTCGCCACTCTAAGTGCAGACATCAAGCGGTCTACTTCAGGCTGATAAGCGGCCTTAGCACTACTGGAATACTTGAGCGTGCCTGTTCTTGTGTACTCTTTCCGGGCCTCGTTTGCCAGGGCCTTCATTTTATTGGCATAGTCGGCGTAGGCCTCTTCCTGGAGGGTGCCGGAGGACAGCTTATGGGCATCATCGGTTACTTCCAGAAGTTTAGCCTTGGTGGTGGCCCTTACCTCTTTGCCCGTCTTTGGGTCGATGTAAGTACGGCCAGACTCCTTATAAATCACCTTGCCGGTGTCCTTGTCAATGCGACCACTCCCTTGGCGTTCCGGCACACGGACATCCTGTTTGCGCCTGGACAGAAGGGTGGATGCTCCACCTACCTCCCGGCCATCCTCATCCACATAGCCCTGGTACGCCTTTCGCAGCTCCGCAATACCGTTGTCCTTTTCAGACTGCTTATAGTCCAGTTTGTGCTTAGCGGCATCGATAACCACCATGCTGTGCTTGACTGCACGAACCAGTTCGCTCTCCTTGGCCCCTCTCAGGGTCATATCGGTGATAAGGTTGGAGATTTTGCCCATCTCAAGCTGGGTGGCCTCTTTGGACAGAAGCCGGACTCCAGTACGCCCCTCAGTGGAATACTGAGTTTTGGGATCGAAGTCCTTCAGGCCATCCAGGGCCCTGGTTGACTTGATGTTTACCTTGCCACCTGTTGGTATGACGACAACCTGGTCTCCATCAAAGTCTGCGCCAGACAGGCGCTCCGCGACCTTTGGATTGATACCGATGGCATCCCGAATATTTCGGCCTAAAATGGAGATTGCCGACTGGTTTTTATTGTTGACGGTAAGAACAGGAATCTCAAATGTACCAGCATGGGGGTATCGAACAAGAGCCACCTTTTCCCCATCCCGGTAATTGGGAGCAAATACCTCTGTTTCTTTCAACGCTGTGATAGGAAGGATAACTTGGGTACTCTGCCGTGGAAGCGCCGCCGCCTTCAGATGAACTGCGGCAGAATCACACTCATCAGCAAAGTCAAGAAGCATCTTTCGCTTAACCGTGGGGTTTGTCAGAGAACAGATCTCATCAAACTCATCAGCGGCATCAGCATAAGTAAGATCGAGCTGCTTTTTGATAAGCTTCATTGGCTGTTTGGAAAGGAACTGAGAAGACAGGTTCCTGCTCATCTTATCCCAGTCGCCCTCTTCTTTCAGCTTGTTGATGGCGGAAAGAGATTTCTTCTCTCCGGTGACAGGGTTGATGTACTTACCATTGGGGTCTGGATAATAGCTCTGTCCATTAGCCTTGATGAACGCTCCGAAAGGGTTATCCGGATCATCACTGATCTTCTTCATGACATCCATCTTGGGCGTGCCGGACTGCTTGTTTGTGTTGAACACAATGTCTACGCCATCCGGCATATCATCAGAATACATGGCCATTCCCTTGAGATAATGGGTTCCATCTACCAGAATGCGAACCTGGGCATAATGAGAGTCCCCAAGGTCAAGATCGGCCACGCCGCGGCGGAGCTCAATCACGCCGTCTTTGTTTTTTCCGCCCTCATCACCATAGAGGATTTTAACCCGGTCTGAACTGATGCTTGTAGGGTATTCCCGCTTGTCCCAGGACTCACCGCCGTCAGAGGAATGGTATTCTCCGACAGACTTGACCAAACTCAGGTTCTGGTACGCGTCTCTCTGAGTGATGTCCGGATTTGAAATAACCGGGGTAATCGTCCGCTTAGAGGGGTCATTCACTTGAGGAACGCCGACGCCGTAACGGTTATAGCCCTCGGTTTCCAAAATGAACAGGGCCTCCTGAAGAACCCCAGAAGACACGCCAAGCTGCTGTTCCACACCGACACCAACATCAAGAGCGCCTTTTTCTGCAAGTTCTTTTTTCAGAATTTCCGCAGTTTCCTGGGCCTTGTTCTTGTTCTTCGCCGTATTCTCATTCAGAAGAGCACGAACAGAAGAATCGTTCTCAAAGCCCAAAGCAGATGCGATTTCATCCAAGGTTTTTCCATCATCCCGCATAGAGCGAGCCCGGTCAGCCAGCAAAGCTCTCCGTTCATGCTTGGCGACACGAACTTGCATCCGAAGTTCAGTCGTTGTCAGACCAACTTCGCTGGCAATTTCTTTCTCGGATTTTCCAAGGCTTTGAAGTTCTTCAACCCGGGCCAGAAAATCGCCGCTGCGCTGATAGGGGTTTTCACCAGAACCCCACGGATAGCGGCCAGAGCGCCGCTTGACGCCGTAGTGCATCAGAATATCTTCCTCAATGGGGTTCACGGATCATCCCTCCTGTTCCTTAATTTTTTTGATGACCTTATCAGCGGTGATAATCTTGTCCATGATGGGGACAATGATTTCTACTGAAGGTTGGTCATACAAAATTTGGTCGTGTTGATAAATGCGGCATTCAATTTCAATGTCAGCTGGCTTGATATGATACTCCAAGCAGAAAAGAGCAACATAAATATAAAGCTGCTCCATGTGAGCCTGAATTTCACCAGTCTTCAAATCGTGAACCCGCAGGAAATTGTTGCGGAAACCAATGGCATCCGCCGTTCCAAAGCAGTTCTCCGAATAATAGAGGATCTGCTCTGGGAGCATTTTGTAGCCAATGGCGTCATTGACATACATATTCAGCGTTTTCTGGGATTTCGGCAATTTCTGGCCCAGCCGAATGCAGCGGGCCGCGAAGTCATGGAGTTCGGTGCCTCTCACAGTCGCCAGAAAGCGAAGATAGGAGTCGGCGACCTTGTCCTCACTGTAATTGATCCAGTGGTATTTGCTTGCGCCAAGAAACGCGTGCTGTCCTTCAAGGTTCGAGTGCTTGTTGAAGATCATGCAACACTTCCTCCTTGTTCTCGGGAGATATAAATCGGGAAAAAGACATATCGTTCATTTTTCCAACATAGTAATCCTGGTTCGGCTGCCTCTTGGCCCGCGCAAACTGCTTGCATTCTAAAGAGGCCCACTTCCTGCCATGAAGAATCAGCAGGTCGGGAATGCCCTGGCGCTGGTCCATCTTAAATACCATGCACCCGGGGAACATCGTCTTGAGCGTTGCAATCAGACGATCCTGAAACCCGCTCTCCAGCTTGGAGCTTCTGGCCATCGTTGAGGCCTCCTTTCGGCAAAAATAAAGAGGAGAGGCGTAGAATGTTGCAAAATGCAAAGCACATTCTATTCCTCTCCATAAAAGAGTCTGTTTTTTTCGCGGAAACAAAAAGAGCATAAAAAAAGCCGAGACACCCGTAGGCATCCCGGCTAAACCAGAAATATCAAATTGGTATTGGTCAACTGTTATTCCGCAGATAGCGGATTAGTATCCACAAAAGCCAAAGTCCACTGGTGCAGAGAGTAAGGATCACATCAAGAAGGATGCCGCCCGCTCCACGCTTATTGGTTCCGTTTCTGCTCATGGCTATTTTCTCCTTGTATTATAGAGTAGTAGTTATTAGAGCCCCTCTCCAAGGGCTGTGCTACACTATAAGGGATGCTGTGGATTGGTTGCGTTCTCCTACCGCATGACGGTTCACGAAAGGCTCCAACCACAGCCCTTTACCAGTTTGTTAATCAGTTAGATACCGCCAGACGGTTTATGTGAAACAAGGTTACAAGCGTAAAGAGCCCTGTGGAACCAGCATCAAGTAAACATACTGGGGGTATTTTCATGATTTGTGTGGGTATTGACGTTGCTAAGGACAAGCACGACTGCTTCATCCTCAGCTCGGAAGGCGAAGTCCTGGCAGATGTATTCACCATTTCAAACAATGCAGAGGGATTTGACACCCTTCTGCAGACCATTCATCGCTGTGCCCGTCCGGAAGATAAAATAAAAGTAGGACTTGAGGCAACTGGACATTACAGCTACAACATTCTCGGATTTCTGCTTGACAAAGGTCTGCACACCTTTGTTATCAATCCTCTGCACACCAACCTTTACCGAAAGAGCCTCAGCCTCCGCAAAACGAAGACAGACCGTGTCGATGCGCGAACCATTGCAGCTATGCTCATGTCTGATGTGGACCTCAAGTCCTACACAGACACAGCATACCACAACGAAGAACTAAAATCACTCACAAGATACAGGTTCGACAAAGTAAAGGAGCGAGCAAAGCTGAAGCAGTCAGTTTCCCGATTGGTCACCATTCTGTTTCCTGAGTTGGAAAAGCTGGTTCCAACACTTCATATGGCTTCCGTGTATGCCCTTCTCAGCGAGTTTCCTGGGGCCAAACAGATTGCCAGAGCTCATCTAACTCACCTAAAGGCACTCTTAAACGATGCATCCAAAGGCCGCTACGGACGAGATATGGCCACGGAACTTCGGGATGCCGCCAGATGTTCTGTTGGCTCTGTTATGCCTGCCAAGTCTCTTGAATTGCAGCATACGATCCGCCTGATCCGGGAACTGAATACCGAGATCGAGGACATTGAATCCGCCATCCAGACCATAATGGAAGAAATGCAGTCTCCCATTACAACTATCCCCGGAATTGGTTTCCGCATGGGCGCTATGATCCTGGCTGAGATTGGCGATTTCTCGCGTTTCGATTCACCGGATAAGATTCTTGCTTATGCCGGCATGTCGCCGTCTACTTATCAATCTGGGCAGCTTTCGCTGTCTGGCACGTACTCACACATGGAGAAGCGAGGCTCCAAATACTTGCGCTACGCTCTTTACAACGCAACTAAATATGTCTGCCTTTGGGATTCAACCTTCGAGGCCTACCTGGCTAAAAAACGGGCAGAAGGCAAGCATTACAACGTCGCACTTTCCCACGCCGCCAAAAAGTTGGTTCGGTTGATCTATGCCATGGAGAAATCCCGGCAACCGTACAACAGCGTCGCTTAATCTTTTCTCTTGCATAAGTTTAAGCAGGCGTCCAAACGGACGTCAGCTTTGCTATACTCTTTTTGAACCGTCTAAAATTTTTTGCTAATCCATTCATTTCAGGCTTGACTTTTAATAGTTAGTCTTTCGTGCTATGAGGCCGGGAGATACACCTGTCCGTCATGTCCAATGTAATAATCTTTCCTCTGCTCAGGCGCTCGGAGAGCGTCACGGAGATAGGTCTGCATGGACGACGGTTCGGTGGCGCCGAGGGCCTCTACAATTTCTTCGACCTGCTTTTCATAAACGGTCTTATCAATCTTTTTGAACGGGTTTCCCTTGGTTACAGCGATAGCCTGCTGCAACGCGCTGAAACTGCTGAGCATACGCTTATCGCACTTATTGATGTAGGTGGAAACATCAGTTTCGATATAACGAATGAAATCGGGGTCATAATTTTGAGAATAGTATGTTTCCAAAAGACTGCTCATGGTATAGAGCTGCATGGACAACTCCAGACACTCTTTCACTTGAACGGCCTTGCTTGTGGTCACAGCGATGTCGGCATTTTCTTTTGCGGTGGCCGTGGCGCTTAAATCAGCCAGATAAAACTCGATGTCTTTCATGGCTACTTTTCTGGCGCTCTGCAAACTGGCAATGGCGGCCAGCCGCTGCTGATCATGTTCCATGATGGAACCGTAGTTCTGGTAGGCATAGCGGACAAAACAGATTTCGGCCATCAACTCGGCCCGCTTATCGCCGTAAAGAAATTCCAGAATCTTATCCAAGCTCAGCTTCATCATGGTTAGTTTGCTATTGATCTCGGATAAAAAGTATTGGCCGGAGGCAATAGACATTGCCGTGAATGCGCCCAGAAGGACTGCCTGCATTTGCATGGGATGGAGCGATGCTGTTCCGCCAAACCGACCGTTCTCCTGAAACACGCTTCCGTATCCGCCCTGCTTCAGTTTTACCAGTTCATGCTGGAGCCCGTCCGGGAAGGATATGCGATACGCTTGCGCCATTTCGCTGACAGCGATCAGCGCTGGGACTTCGCCGAGCAAAGCATTGACCTGCATTTTCTGTCCCTGGGTCATTTCCAGTTTGATGAACTTTTCATCAGCAAGGTCTATGCCTTTGATACATGGTTTCAGTTCCACGTCTGTTCCATAGGCCAGTTGTTCATCCACAACAATCCCTCCAATCATCCCGAAATATAAAAAGAGTGCGCCCCAATGAAGAGACGCACCCTTGCAATAAGTGTATCTCCCATTGTTGCCACACAATCTCTTCCCCGGTGATGGGTATAAGTAAAGAGAGAAAACACTCGTTGCCAAGTTATTTTCCCATCACCAGAAGAGAATATATGATTGTGTGGCGAATTCAGTATAGCACACCCCAGGAAAAATTGGAAGAGAGATTTGTTCGGACATCGTTTTAATACATTTTTCATGCTCTGCCCAAAAACCCACTTTTTTTCGTCAGTTATATATAATTTGATACTATTTTTTCGCGTTTACTTAAAGAAAAAAGTGGGAAAGTGGGCAGAGAACCCGCAAAGCCTTGTGCCGCAACGGTTTCCGCCTGCCCACTTTTGAAATAAAACCGGGCAAAAACCCACTTTTTTCGGGCTTTTCGTCCGTACACAGTTTCACCAAGCGCCCCAAATTGCCCACAGTTCTAACAAAAAGTTGGGAGAAGCCCGTTTTTGCCTCTGAAAAGTGGGCTGAATTTTAGACATGAGAGCGGCCCGAATTCTAAACTTAGATTAGACAGAACCGGGCCAAACTCACATCGTTTTGCTCACCGCCAAACCCGTCCAGTGCGCTTGTCCACAAGGACGATGCGGCCCTCGATCTCAAAGTTCGCCAGCTCGCAAATATCAAAGATAGCATAGAGCAGCTTATGGAACCGCTCTTCCTCTGCCTCGATATTCTTCAGCGCCTGATAGGCCGTGGGGTCGGAATAGCCTTCCGCGTTTTTTCGGTCATTGTTCGCCACATCGGTCACCTCTCCTCTTCGTTGTGCCAGGCCTCAATATCCACGCCGACTTTTTTTAACATCTGAGTGCAGAGCCAGATGTCGTCCCCGTTCTCCAGCTCATACCGCGCAACCAGATTGTTAATATGAAGCCGGTAAGCGTCATAAAACGCGCGTAACCGTTTGGCGCCAAATCCGAACTGTTCATGCAGCACCCACAGAATAGTCGCGTCGATCTCGGCAAGGTGCTTTCTGTCATACTCGGCCAGTTCGCGCTGGATCTCCATGTCCATTGCTTTTTTCTCCGCCGCTGTGAGCACTGCTCCATAAACCTTGCCGTCGGCTTTTTTCAGGTACATCAGACATACTTCAGGATGCAGGGCGCAGAACCCTTGCGCTGTTTCTTCGGCCCGTGGAAGTTCTCAGGAATGGGCTTCCCGGTCTTCATGCTGATGGGCCGCAGGCCGAGAACCCGCCTCCACTGGTTATTGTGCAGACGTTTATTTACTTTGGAATAGCCCATGCGGGTCATCTCGGCTTTCGCCATGCTTCTGAGCAGTTTACGCATTGTCGTTTCCTCCTTTAATTTTTTGCCGAAGTTGTTGAACCCTCAGTCAAGGCAGCCATAGATGGCGTGGAGAAATCAGGGATAGCTGGCTCCGGCATGAAGGGCGCAAGGATCTTCTTTACCGCACTGGTGGAACCGAACACCTTCTTCGTCACCGCGGCACAGAAACCGGCATAGGGGTCGAATTCATCGCCCTCGCCACAGGAAGCAATGGTCTTGGAACCGTCCGCCCAGATGACGATGGTTTTAGGCCCGTTAAAAATGACCTTTTTCACATTCAAAGTCTCACCCATGCCGGTGTATGGAGTGCGCATCCACCACATAAACCCGTTCCTGTCGCGGCAGGGCCGAATGATGCTCAACTGCTCCTCCGGGAACCAGAAAATGCCCTCTTTGCTCTCGGGATTTCTGATCCCGTCCAAATTTACACCGATTTTGTTTGTTTCCCGATGCCATTTGCAGACTGTACCGGTGTGGCCGGCAAAGCGGCCGCCGTAGGAAGTTCCGGGAAGAACAGCAACTTTCGTTCCAAAGCTGATCATCTTACCGCACCTCCTTCTTCTCGGTACGCCGGCGCAAAAGCTCATCCAGCAGTTCCGTGTCGGTGTAGTCGCAAAACGCCTTCTCTCCACCCTCTACGGAAACAGAGACCAAGAGGGAAGATTTCAGAGCCAAAGCGGGACGAGCGCAGTAGTACGCATAATACGCGAGGCCGTTGTAGACGCCCCCATCAGCGTCCACGCGATACGCGTAGTAGTCGTTGCTGGAGCTCGAGGAGCGCGTACACCAAGGCGTAGCCGTCCAGAAAGGTTTGTCCGTCAGCGGAATGAAGCGCCGATATTTGCGGTACTCATCCACTGTCAGAATTCTTCCGTAGACATTAGGCATTCCATAGTCGGTCATGCCGTCCATGCTGGTCAGGTCGATGGGACGCGCCAGAGCCGCTTCGGAGAGAACCTTGTGACTGTGTAGCCACTCATCCACAACCCGCTGCACATTGCTGCCGATAAAGTTGTTGTGGTCGCGGTCGTCATCGGCATCTTCGCTCTCAAATGCGCAGTAGTCGGGCAGAGTGTCGGCTAACAGCACAAAAGCGCCGCCGGCAATATCGCCCAGCTTGACGAACTCCTCTCCATCAACGATAAAGCGCTCGCCGTTGCGCACCTTGCAAATTTCCATTGTTTTAGTCATGATTGTCTTTCTCCTTTCAAAAATATCAATCTTTGTTATGCTTCTGAAGAAGCCTCTGATAAAGCTCCTCGGCCTCTTTCCCCTGAAACTGATTGATGATCTGAACCGTACCCCCGAGTTCTTTCCGGCCGACGATCAGCACTGCGATGTCACCGTGGCCGTGATCAAAACCTACCAAAATTGTGTCGGACTTTTTCACAGAACCCACCTCATAAAATCGAAAAACAGTTTAACAAGAAACAGAAGGCCGAGAATGGCCAGAACCCAGACGAAATTGAACAGGAAATGTAAAATATCATCCCAACCGTGTTTCATTTCTTATCCACCCGCTTTGCCTTGCGCTCTTCATACTCAGCCTTCTCGATGGGGACGAACCCGTCGCCGTCCTCCTTGAAATATCGGTTCAGCTCCACTTTCTTGCCATCCGGAGTCTCGATCCACAGCAGAGCCATGGTGTCCTGGTCGCCGTTCTTGGGGTCGACCAGGAAATCCTCTCGAAACACCCGGAACTTCTTGACAGACGGCAAATAGGGCATGGTGATGGGGAAGAGCTTGTCCACAAGCCGGGTGATGAACCCATTCGTAAACGCCGTACCAGGGGAGTTGATGTCAACGCCGCAGACCCGCTCCACATCGGAATAGGCAACTGTGCCGTCCGGAGCGATCTCCTTAAACAGGGAGGACATCCGCTTGCACTGGTACTTCTGATACCCCTCTTTCCAGTTGCACTCTCCCGTCACATCATTCCAAATATCCGGTGTATCCTCGATGGGCGTCAGGCACTTGCCGTCCACCAGCCGGTTGAGGATGCTCTTGGTGATCTGGATGCTGAACCCGCTGTGGCCGTCCCGGCACAGGCTCTGATAGGCCCGAAGGGCGCTCTCGTAGCAGGCTACGCCGTAGTCCCACTCGCCGCTGTCCTCCGAATCCTCCTTCTCCTTTTCGCAGGCCAACTCCACTTCCTTGGCTGCCCAGGAAGACATATCGCCTTCCGAACTATCGGACAATGCCAGCAGCCGTTCCACATCCGTATCCGTGTGCCCGTCCCACTGAGGCGCGGCGGGGACCTCCTTGCAGTGGAACAGGTCCCAGTCCTTTTCCTCATAGTGATAGGTGTACTGACCCTTGGGCGTCTCGATGCCCACAATGAACCAGCCCCCACCAAAGGGAACCTCGCCGTCGAAGTGCTTGCGGGACTTCCAGGCCAGCGTGGGGAAGGTGTTCACCAGGGCCGCGAAGAGGATGAGCCGCTGACGGTAGAGGGAATTGAAGGTGTGATACCCGTCCGAAAACTCGCCGATGTCCTGCTCCGACATCAGCACCGCTCGGTCATCCCAATACTCATTGGCAAAGACCTTCCGGCAGTCTCCGCCGAAGGCCTCGACGATCTCGGGCAGGTTCTCATTGACTGCGTCCAGATGGATGCCCTGCTCCTTGCAGAAGTTCACCGCATCGTCCAAAGGCTTGCCCACGCGGTTGGTCCAGAGGATGACCTTGGCCCCATCGGCCTGCTCCGCCTTGAGCTTGTTGATGTTTTTTTCGATGGGAGCGCCCACTTCCGGCCACTTGTTGACCACGAGGCAGCCATCGAAGTCTACCGCGATGATTTTATGAGCTGTCTTGTTATCCATGTTCTTTCTCCTTCACCCCCAGTTTCATCTTGGCCTGCTTTAGGGTTAGGCCGATAAAGTTCTCCGGCCGAATGGACACGGGAACTTTAGAACGGGAAACGGCCTCTCCATAACACAGAACCCCTTGGGTCCCGTCGTCATAGAGAAGCCGCAGCTTATCGCCCAGCACATCCTGCCGGACCATCCGTATTCTTTTTTGCGCCATATCAGGCCTCCATCATCTGATAGTTCCGGTTGATATCGCATAATGCTTGCAGCGAAGTTCGACCGGCTCAATATACTTGATGTCTCGAATGCGGATCATGGACAAGGCTCCGTCATTTTTTCGCTCACGATGAAGAACCGCCTCGTCGATTGCCGCCTGAGCCGCAAGGAACTCTTCTTTCAGAGAGCAGACCTCCCGATGGGAACAGCGGGTGCATTGGGTTTCTTTGACTCCGTAATCACTCATGTGTATCCTCCCGATAAAAGCAAAAAGAGAAGAGCCCGCGTTTCCGCAAGCCCTTCCCTTTGGCTGAGGTTAGAATTTCAGCTTTTCGTTGATCTTCGCGATTTGTTTTTCCACCTTTTTCTGAATTTCGGTGTTCCCGGCCTCGATTGCCAGATCAAGGACTTCCTGCCAGTCTTCCAACTGGTCCAGAAGCATACCCTTGTACTGGTTGTCCGTCATGCCCATAGGATCGTCACCACCATTCAGAAGGTGAGACTCGTTGCGTTCAGCCATAGCCTAACAACCTCCTTCCATAATAGGAGCTGTGCTTTTTGCGCATAGTCGATGTAACTTATCCGAGTTCATGATACCATGCCAGTCCGGAGGGTGTCAATTAGAGGTGTATCGCCCGCCACAAAAGCATACAGATAGAGAATTTGGCAAAGAACCACAAAAAATCGCCAATTTTCTGCATTAAAAGCCATGCTATGGGGTGCTCTTCGACCCATTTCTGTTCCTTATTCATTGGTCGCACCGCCCGTGATCAGTTCACTATATGGCAGTTCCTCAATCCAGTCGCAGAAGCTGTGCCACTCGTCCAGCTTATGGTTCCGCCGGCTCTTGTAGATGTTGGCCAGCACTTCATAGTTGAGCATGACCGTCCGCCGCTGGTTGTAGGAGGAGGGGAGGAGCTGGATCATCTGCCACCAGTATTTTTTGTCTTTGGTTTCGAGGTAGCGCTGCCGATAGA